CCGTCCCTTTTTTATAGCCTCAGCAAACTCAGGATATTCGTTCTGTCGCTCGTATACGGTCGTATGGCTTACACCTAAGCAATGAGCTATCTGCATAACAGTTAAGCCCTTAGCAGCCATTTCCTGCGCTTTACGGCAGGCAAGCTCGTCAGGTACCCACTTCGGTCTTCCACCACTCATTGTTCTGTCCCGAATACTTCTTCTGCCATTGCAGCAAATTCGTTAAAGCCATCATAAGGCTCGTAATTTGACACCTTATCCACCATGTTAGCAACATCATCCTGCCAATCTGTAAGCTCTTGCCGCACTTTATCTCTCGCAACGTCTGTTGTCATCAAGGATTCAATGATCATGTCAAAGCGAATTATCTGGTCGTTTAGCTCCCACTCAAAGCAATCTTCTAGGCTGTTGGAAAGGTTAAAATTATCCATAGGACACCTCTAATGTCAGTAGATTAGCGGCATTGTGCAGGTTTTTAACGGAAATGTAAACTACTGTAGATCGTCAGCAGCGACTGCGCTGAGTGAAAGAATTACGAAAATTATCATGTAGATTATCAATGTTTGCCCCTTGTTAGTAAGTTAGGGCGGCATTGTATAGATTTGGCGTTATGTCAGGAAATGATTGTTTCTCATTTGATCTATACCAAAAAAGATATAGTAGTCCGTAACGGCCCTCAGTGGACTAATCTGAGTCAAAGGCAATAAAGGAACCTTGGCCTGTGCGTTGCAGCCACCAGTGCATTAATCTGGCAGGAAAGGCTATGATGACCTTCGGCTAAGTAAATATTACCAAAATTAAACCAGCTATTAAACTTATTAACAATTGACCATTACTAACCATTGCAGGTTGTACCAGCCAATGTCTAAAATCGAGCAACTTATTCTTAACTGCTTGCTTTAATATTGCAATGTCAGCAGCGTTATGCGCGTCAGCTATAATCTTATTAACGTCCATCAGTGTATGCCTCTCGCCATTCTATCTTCATGTAACAAGTGAGTAAATGATTGCTCTACCCTATCGCGCAGAGAATCTTCCAGATAACCATATATCCTTTCGCGTACTTCTGCCATAAAATTAGCGTTGTGCAAGATGTCTTCAAAGTGACCAAGAGCCTCTGACCAGTACGCATCACCGTCACATTGATCAGCGTTAGCCTCTGCCGCATCAATCAGCATAGCGGCTAAAATACGGCTAGAAGAGTTATAGGTTAATCCGAGAGCAAGCTCGTACTTGTCAGTGCAAGTGTGCGGGAATATATCATTTAACCAGCTTGGATGCGTGACAAGCCACTCATATACTATTGCGTCTTTAGCATTATCGTTGAGGTCAAGCAAGTCACCCTCCCACAAAGGCTTCTCATCAATCGACAAAGCAACTAAATCATTTAAGGCGTGATAGCTCATTAGCACACCCCCAGATTTAGGCAGTCGTTGTATTCCATCGTGCTTACAGCGCAATACATGATTAAGAGTATTGCCGCGCCAATCCAACCAGCGCGGTTGTTGTGCTTTTTAGCCCTTTCGATATTATTTAACTGGCTATAGCTGAGTGAATGACGATTTAACATTACGCCACCTCCTGATCATACCAAGCAAAAGTACCGTACGATGGCTTGCGATTTGTAAACTCTTCGATCCAGCGATCTAAAGTAAAATCGTTAAGTCTGTAAACATCTACAGTGGCTAAATCGGTGTAGCTTATATCAGTAGGGTGAACCCAGTAGAAGTAGCCGTTACCTTTGACAAGCTCCCAGCCAGCTTCAATTTCTTGAATGGCCTGATTGACTTTTTTAATTGTTAATTTCATTTTGATGCCCTTTCTTTTTTAATTGAGATTACATCTTATATTAAATAAACATTAATGTAAACACTTTATTTACAATTAATTAAAATCGTTTGATTGCCCCCCGTAGGGGGCGGTTAAATTAAAAGTTGTAGTCGTAAAAGGCGTAAGGGGCTTCAGTAAGTCCAAATCGTTGACCGTTAGAAGTCCAAGCCTCTGGGTTATTTTTCTTTCTTCTAATGCGAACTACTGGAGCGTTAAAGTCGCTCTCGTAAGAAACTTTTTGATCGCGCTGGTTTACAACGTGGCCGCAATACCCTCCAGATATTTGCTTTAAATGCCCGATGTCGTGCTTAGTTGCCATCTTGCGAATCTCAATAGTTTTATCGCTAATTACCTTAATAATCTCGTAAGCATGGACATCTGTGTAACCATACTGGCTAACGTGAGTAAAAGATTTGTTATCTTCTACAATGCGAAATTTTACGTTGGACTGAAGTTTAGCAACATATTCTTTCTGCTCATCAGTACCGTCTGCAACGCGCTCCTGCTCTTTGGCAAGGTACTTTTCCCACGCTGCTATCTTTCTAGCCATCTTTGCTTCTGCTTCAGCGCGGTCAGTAATCTTGTCGTTGATGGTGTCACAAGTCCAGCCCCATACGCCTACACCTTTGTAGCTGTTAGGAACCATCCGCTCAATGTTGTAGTAAGTAGTAGTTATAGTGTTCATCTTTTAATACCTTTGTTTTTTTGAATGTAGGTGTATTAAATACCATCTAACCCCTAAAGTACACTCTTTTGTATATATTATTATGGAATAAAAAGATTCTGCTTAGAACTTTTAGTTATAAGAGATTGGCTCGTAATTTTCGTCTTGCAGCATCTTCGCGTGTTCTTGACGGTAATGCTTGGCTATCTCTGCCCTGAGCTTCTTGTTGGTTGGCATAAGGACATTCCACTTCTCGCGCAGCATCTCCATATGTCCAGCCCCGTATTTATCCATACAAAACCCAGTGAACTCAAAGGGGTTAGCAGTAAATACCTTGTGGCAGTAGTGGCACAGGCACAATGCGTTATCCATTGACCAGCGTACAGACTTGGCTGCCCTTCCGTAGATGTGGGCGCACTCCATCCTACCATCCTGTTTGCCGCAGTGTTCGCACTGGTAGCCAGCCTTTTGCCTGACCACATCGGAAAACCACTTATCTGCCGCATCGCGTTTAATCGCCATATTCTAGTTCCAGTAGTAATTCGCAGTAGTGTATGATTTTTTTAATATCTTCAGCCTGATTCTTTGATCGGTGTCTGGTCGCATATTTAACGATGCATCCTTCAATGAATGGTAGTTGATTTCTGACAATGTACTCTATCGGCTGAATAGCTAATTTGTAGTGGTCGCCACCTTCTTGCTTTTCGAGTGCGCTCATTCTTCGCCTTCTCCCTCAACGATATTAATTTCATCAGGATAGCCAAGGTTGCAGTGAGGGCAAATACCGTAAGCATTACCGTCATCGCCAACCCAATACTCAAGGCTATTGCCGCAATCACAAAAACATTTAGTAGCAGTAATTCCAATTGTCGGAAACTGAATAACATTACTCATCCTTCAGGCTCGGCACTACTGTTTTTCTTGAATGCTCACCTGTTTTCCGATGATAAGTAATAGCGTGTGCTGCCCTCCAGCTTACATAACCCCCCCTTGCTGCATAGGCATCAGCACCTGCAAGAGTTGGGTGCCGTTCTACGATTGCCCCAGATGTCTCCCCCGCTACCTGTTCGTGATGGTGATAATGACCAGTATGTATATAGCAATACTTAGCTTGACCCCACATTGACCTGTATCTTGCGTCAGAACTAAAAACGGCAGGCAGTGCGCCTATCTTCTTTTTATGCCCGTGGTGAAACCCAAGCATTATCTCACCATGCAGGTGGGCGTAATAAGGGAACTCTGTATCATCCACCTCTAATCTTACGTTATTTTTGTAAATGACTTTAGCCGCCTTTCTGAGCCATGCAGAGCCGCTTTCGTCATGGTTGCCCTCACACACTATCAACTTAACCTTCTTGTGCTTAGACAGTAGTATTTCAATGCACTGCATCGTGACAGACAACGCCATTTCGATTAGCTTTCCGTATCGAGTATCAGCATCAAGAACGTGCTTAGAGATTGGGGTGACAGGTAGTAGACCATCCCAGTGCAAGAAATCACCCTGCAAGTTTAATATTGCTAATTCACTATTTGGTGAACCATCAGCCATTCGGGTAATTGCAGACATTGCCTCATGTTCCGCAATGGACATATCCCAATCGTCACCAGTTTCCGCAGCCCAGCTATACATCCCTAGATGAAAATCTGTTAGCGTATAAAGGGTTAGTAATTCTAAGTCGTGGCCTTTTGATGCTTTTATTTTAGGTGCTGGCTTCCAATCAAATCCCTCAATTGCTTCAACAATTTCGTCTAAATTTAATCCTTTAGACCTTTCTTGAATTACCCATTGAAGAGCT